TTCTAAAGCTAGTCCAGATTCCTTACTTTCAAAGTAATTTCTCTCTTCTGTATTTAAAGGGTCTTTCAATTCTCCATTTCTACCATCTCTAGGTACTACTACTTGGAAATATGAATGTTTAAACAAAAAGGATGCCTCATGGTTATCTGGTAACCACCTCCCTTTTCTCCTCACAGGAACTACTAATACCTTCTTCTCCGGAAGAGTAAAAGTAGATTTTTTTGTAACTGTTGTCTCCATTTGTCCTATTATTTAATTGTTTATGCTAAGATTGATGGAATGATCTGAGCAGTCCTTGAAGGATCTTTAACCATAGCACCACACATAGCCCATCTGTGAACAGTGTAGCCATCAGTAGAATGTGCCATGATGTTTCTCTCACCACCTCTAGAGAAAGGATGACGTAATCCTGGCTCATAGCCCATTCCGTCTTCACTTCCTGTAACATAAACTTTTCGGATATTAGGTTCTCCGTCAGAAGTACCAACATCTAAAATGTCATAGCGGTAAGATTCTGCAACACCACCATCTGGGTGATAGATCTTATTCCTTTCTCTATCATCGTATAGAGAATCAATACTTAAATTAACTTTAATTCCTTGAGGACCCATGTACTCTATGAATTGTCCACCATAACCATAAGGCATTTTCACACCTGACTGTCCACCTGCTTTATACATGCGGCTTTCATTATATAGTGGAGTAAACAATTGTACATTGTTCTCAATTGCTTTGTGGAACTGTACTGCACCACGCTCACCAGTTCTCATTACAAATTCTCGTTTGTCACTTGGAAGTTTTCCTTCAGAAAGATCTAAAAGAATATCAATCAAATAATCAATTGAGAAGTTGTTGTAATAGCTAGTGTTAGAAGCTTCCATTTGCTGACGAATACCAGCTCCTTGCTTCTTGATGTGTCCAGACTTTCCAAAGTTCTTGTACTTACCATCAGTAGTTTTGTTTGCTTGCGCATACATCAACAACCTGTTTTTCTCTTGACGAAATTGCATGTCAAATTGGTAATCTTCATACTGAGTCCAGGTTTTGTGAACATTTCCTTTGTCATCTCTCCAAGCTGTTGCAAAAGGTCTGTCAATCATGTTACCAGGAACAGTGTGCTGCATCCTGATCATTGAGAAAGCATTTCGCATTTTAAATGGAGATACAAAGTTCACAAGACCACCTTTTTTGGATAGAGTTTGTTCTACCAAAGACCAGTCTTTAGAAAATCGTTTTCCTGATGTTAACTCATCATAAGGAAAATACAAATCTGGATCTCCTGTAATTAATTTTACTCGGTATACCCAGTTAGTTCCTTCTGGAGTTGGATCTGCAATTACTTGCACAGAATAAACTTCGTTTTTCTCACCAACAATTACATTCTCATCTGAGAACCATTGTTCAGGAAAAACTAATTCAAATTCTGTAAAATTTAGTCCAGCAGTACTAGCTGCTGTAACTGCTGTTCCTCCAATTCTTGCTTCTACAAGAGGAACATTCTTTTTTGCACTACCGATCAAGTCCCATTCAAAGTCATCGTCTGTATCTAAATACAGAGGGGAAAATTGATCAAGATAGCTGTCTAAATCTAATCCAAAGTTTGTTTGGGCAATCCTTGTCATAAGTTTAGATGCCATCTGAGGCTTAGATTGGTAGATAGCACCTAAATGGTTTTTGGTTGTTAAACCAGCCCACGCCTGTGCTTCTGTCATCTGAAATGGTGAAATTTTAGGCATTTTTCTTAGTTTTAGTTAATAATTAATTAATTTATTTAGTTCCAAACATGGTTGTAAGGCTATTCATTAATGCTTCTGAAGCTTTCTCTTCTCCCATTGGAGGAGATTTAGGTCTTCCTGAAGCATGTGAGGTACTACTTAGAGCTTTTTCAAAATCCTTTACTGCACTTGTCTTTCCTGCTTTTTTGATTTTGCTCCAGTCTGTAAATCCTTTAGTAACATCTGCTAAATATGTTACTGCAAGATCAAAGCCTATGGGATTCTGAGCTCTCATAGACATTACAAAGTTTTGAGGGGTTCCATTTTCATCTTCTCCTACTATTTGAGTCATGTTATGAAATAATTTATCTCTAGTAGGTTTATTAAGTTTTACCCCTGGAATTATTTCATCTACATCCTCTATACTTTTTTGGATATGATTAATAGTGGCTTTATTTCTTTCCTCTAATTCTCTTTGTCTTAGAGTATGTTGTTCTTTTACATACTCTTGTTGTTTACTATAAAGATCCTTTAGATCTTCCAGTGCTTCTGTAGCTTCGTCTTCTAAACTTCCAGTATCCTCATAAGTTTCTAAAAGTTTAGTAATTTTTTTAGACTTAAATCCTTTAGAGTTTAAATGTTCTGCAATTAGTCTTTTTTGAAGTTCTACATCTTCACCTAATTCTTTTTCTTGTATTTTACCGTAATCTAATTGTTTAAGAGTAGGTTCTTTTAAATCTTTAAAAGGTACACCATTAGCTACTGCTTTCGCAGTTTCTATTAACTCTGGAGGAAAAGAATTTATAAATCCATAATTAGCAGCTTCTATTTCAGTTCTCATTGCTTCTGCTAATGCTTCTATTTTATTATCTGCCTCATTAAATTTATCCCAATTTAAATTAGGTAAAAAGCCCTTTTCATGAAGGAGAGAGGCAAATGGAGCTATAGGAGAAGAGTCTCCCTCATTACTAGGGCCTGATTTAGCTTCAGTATTCTCTACAGAAATCTTCTCTTCTGTTAGTTTTGCCTCTTTTTTATCTTCAGAAGGTTCTTCAGAGTCTTCACCGCTTATAGTTCCGATATCTAAAAGATCTTCTTCAGGTTTTGTTTCTATTTCATTTTTCGGAGTTTCCGAAGTTTCTTGTGTTTTTTCTTCCGATGTATCTTCACTGTCTCCCACAGTTACTTCTTCAACAGTCTTTTCTGTATTTACTTCCTCCATTGTGATGGGTTCTGTATCAGTAAGACTGCTAAAATCTACATCAAATAATTTGTCATCTGCCATTTGCCTTTAATTTAAAGTGTTACAATATTAATTAATTATACTATTTTTCCCAAGTTTTTGTTATACATTCTAATATTAAAAATTAGTTTTGTATAGCTATTATTTACTTTTTACTGGTTTTGGTTTATTCTTTAACTTAAGTTTTTCTATTTGCAACTTTGATTTCCTATCTTTATCTTTATCTCTTATCTTTTCTTTTTCTATCTGCTTATCTGCAGCTATTTTTCTCTGCTCTGCAGCTAATTTTTTATCTTCTATATTTTCTCTAGATGCTATCTCCTTATCTTTAATCCTTTCTTGAGACTGTACTTTTTCTACTTCTAATGCATCAGGGATTCCATCTCTATCTAGGTCTATTCCTTTTTCTGCAAATTTAGCACCCGCCTTCATTTTCTCTATTTCTATTTTGTACATGTACTCCTTATCTATCTTGGCCATTTCAAAATTTTGCTCTGCAGCTTGCTGTTGTTGTGCAGCTTGTATTTGCTCTTGTTGCATCTGCTGAGCTTGCTGTTGTTCTTCTTGCATTCTTTGTTTTTGCTCCTCTTCAGCAGTTTCAATTTTTCTTCTTACAGATGCAATAGAAGGAGTTAAGTAGATATCCATCAATTGAGAGAAGTTTATTTTATCATTTTGTATTCCTGCATGTGCAAGCTGTTTCATAACATTAAGGAGCTCAGCATTAGAAGAAGTATCCATTCCCATTACGCCATAATCAGATTCTCTAAATTCCACGCCATCAAATTTAAGAACCATTGTAGACATGTCATCTAGTACATACTGGTATCTTTTATCGGATTCATTTTTCCATGCAAGTTTTGCAGTATCTAGTAAAGTGTTAAGAGCTTTAATTTTTACATTATTATGCAATGCAAACCATTTCTCTGTAATATGACTAGATTGTACTACTGATCTTTCTACATTTCCTACGAGCTCTCTATTTTCAATTTGTCCCTGTCTCTGTTTACTTACACCAGCAATTTCTCCCATTTGTACTTCTAAAAATTGAAGCATCATAATATGCTGTTGAATATAATTTCCAAGT